GCTACCTCCTGCCCTGTAATCGGCCCATGCCATCGTGATGACCGTCGAGACCTCCCGCAGGCGGCTTATAATGGCCCGGGCTTTCGTGCCGTCTCCACCTTTCGGGGTAAGGGCTCGCACCAGCTCGTCGGCGTTGTAGTTTGTCGTGATGATGGTCGGCTTCATGTCCTCGTACCTGTCGTTGAGAATGGAATACAGGGTGCTCACGCTCCATTCTGTACACTGTTCCTTTCCGAGGTCATCCACAATGAGCAAATCGACCGTCTTGTACGCCTTGAGTATCTCGTACTCGGTGGCGTCTCCGCTGTCGAAAGCCTCCTTAATGTCGGCCAGCAGGTCGCCGGACGTCTTGCAGACGACCGGGACGCCGCAGCCTATGAGCTGCAAGGCGATGGCGGCCGCGAGGTGCGTTTTGCCGGTCCCGTAGGTTCCCTCTATGTAGAGGCCCTCGCCGCGCTCTGCGCGCTGTGGAAAGCTGTCTGCATAGGTTTTGGCCGCGTCATAGCACCGCCGCCGCTCCGGGGTGTCCCGGATGAAGTTGACGAACGTCCGCTGCTGGAAGCGTTTCTTGATGCCGCTCCTGCCGAGTAGCCTCTCGATTTTGGCGCGCCGTTTGGCCTGCGCCGCCTCTTTCTCGGCCTCCGCCTTTTGTCTGGCCTCCTCTGCGTCCGCCTCCGCCCATTTGGCTTTTGCCTGTTCACAGGTGCATCTCTGCGGGAACGGGGCAAACATGAGGACCGTTCGGCCCATCACGAGGGCCTCGTGGTACAGTTTCCGGCCGCAGAACTCGCACTCGACCGGCTCCGGGATTTCGCGCTGGCAGTTGTAACCACCAGCCAGAATATCCTTGCTTGTCGGCCGTCGGTGCTGTGTGGTCTCAACCGAACGAGCCGAATCCGCCGGACGGAGTGAATCCAGCATAGCCGTCAGCGTTTCCACGCTGCTCACCTCCTGTGTAGTCGTTCATGTAGCCTTTTGCATTAAGCCAGCTTGCCGGGTTTGGCGTGAATTGCCGCTCCCTGAATCGGCTGTCATATTTCTTTGCGGCCTCAACCGCCGCGATGATTCTGTCGGTCGCCGCGTCGTCCGGCTCCGGGTTGATTTTGGCCCACGCCCGCTCTGCCGTGGCCCGGTCCACCTTCTTCGGGTAGGCCGCGTAGAAGCGGTCAAACCGTTCGGCCTGCTCTTCCGAGAGGCTCCCGGCTTTACGCCGGGGAGCTTTCGGTTTGTCGTGCTCCTCCGGCGCGGGCTCCGGTACGGCCGGTGGCGTTCCCTCCGCCTCTGTGTCCGCTGCGGGCTCCTGTGCAGGGCTTTCCACCCTGCGGCCGGGAAAGTTATCGACCGACGGTTTCGTCGGTGCTGCGGTGCGCTTGGAGTAAAGCTGGCGGAGGTTCTCAAGGAGGGACTGCACCCAAATGACGCGACAGCTCTCCCACAGCTCCTTGTCCACCTTGCCCATGGAGGCGAGCGTGTTCAGGATGGCCTCCGCTGTTTCGGCTGTAACTCCGGTGACGGCGAGTAGGTACTCCCAGCCCATCTTGTCCCAGCAGTCGTAATACTGGCCGTCTGCCGCGCAAAGAAGTTCGAGCAGCTTAAACCAAAAGGCATACCCGTCGTTTCCCCAGTTCTTTTCAAGGATGAACTTTGTCCGGCTCTTTTCCCCGACGTAATGGGGGAAGTAGTCGGCGGTCTGCCTGTTGCTCCTTCCCAAGTCTCGCACCTCCTTTCTGCTGGTGATTTCAAGAGTAGATAACCTTGCTGCCCTCCGCCGTCTTTACGACGTCAACGGACTGCGGGAAACGGGCTTTCATCTCCGGGTCGTGAGTGATAGCCATAATCTTGAGCGAGGAATACCGTTTCTGGATGGCCTCGAGGGCGTCGCAGTAGGCCTGTACGCCCTTGTCGTCGAGGAACGGCGGTTCGTCAATAAACAGGAATCCGAGCTGCACTCCTGCGGTGCTGCTCTTGAGCTCCGCCAGCGCAAGGATGACCGAGAGGGCCGCCTTAACGCGCTCGCCGCCGGAACGGCTCATGTAGGGCAGAGCTCCGGTCGCCGCGTCGTTTACGATGACGTCCAGCGCGGTGACCTCTTTCTTGCTGTTGCTCTTGAGGGTCTTTTCCATGCGCATCTCGATGCTCATGTGGCCGCCTGACATCTGGCCGATGATGCTCGTCGCGGTCGCCTCGAACAGCGGGACGATGCTGCGGACGATGTTGTGCGGGATGCCATCCTGTGAGAAAGCCCGCTTGAGCTCCTCGTAGCCCGCTGCAAGCTGGCCCTGTTCCGTTGCCTGACGGCGAAGAACTTCAAGCTTTGCCTCTGCCGTCTCGATTTCTTCCATCTGCCTGCGGCTGTGTCCGGCCTGCTGGTCCAGCTCCTCAATACGGATGTTGTCCACCGTGAGGGCTGCATCCGCCTCCGCGTACTGCTCCTTGAGCTCGTCAACATCGGCCCGCTCCTTTGCGAGGGTCAGAATCTCCGCGTTGATGCCATCAATCGCCGTCCGGGCCTTTTCTGCGTAGGTCAGGAGCTCCGTGAGGCGGGTCTGCGCTGCGCTCTTTTTAGCCTCCGCTGCCGGGAGCAGCTTTTCCAGCTCGATGTATTTCTTAACGTCCGAAAGCTGCGCTTCAATGCTGGCGAGTTCCGCTGCGTTCTGCCGGAGCTTTTTCAGTTCGTCCTCAACGACGAAGCGGTCAGCCTCGAGACTCTCGATATTGGCTGGGATGGTTTCAAGTTCCTCGTCGATGGCCTTGATGCGCTCTTTAACTTCTGCGAGGCGTTCTTTCTGCGCCGTCAGCTTTGCGAACCGCTCCGAGGCTTTCCGCAGGTCTGCAACGAGGAACCGCTGGGCCTGCAAGTCCTTGCGGCAGTTGAGGTCCGTCGCCTTTTTCTTTGCGGCCTGATACTCAGCGTCGAGCTGCTCGGCGCGCTCCTTGGCTTGCTGCCGGTAGGTTTCCAGTTCCGTCTCGGCCGCAGGCAGTTTCTTTTTCGCCTCCACTGCATCCTGCAGGAAACGGCACTCCGGGTTCTCGACCGGGCAGCCGCAGGTCTCGAGCATGATGGCCCGGGAGCGGATATGCATGACCTCGCTCTCTTTTATGCCGAGCCAAGACTGTACCCGCGCGGTTTCTGCGTTCTTGGTTTGGAGCAGCTTCATGGCCTCTTGGTCTGCTGCGAGATACTGCTCGTCCTGTTCTTCCAGCGCGGTGAGCCGTTCGCTCGCTCCTGCGAGGTCTGCCGCTTTCCGTTCGAGCTCGTCATAGTCCGCGAGGGCCTGCTCATAGCTCCAACACGTTGCCTGTGCAGAAAGTTTTTCGGCCTCGAGGCTGCTTTTCTTTTTCCGCTGGGCAGAGAGCGCGGCCATAACGTCCCGCAGCTTTTCTTCCTTGGGCTGAATCAGGCCCGCCGTGCGGAAAGTTTTCCGTAACTCTGGCTGCCCGCCTCGACCTCCTCGCGCTTATCGAGGAGAGCCTGCGCATCGGAAATCTGCGCTCTGCAAACAGCCTGCGCGCTGGCGTTCGCGTTCTTCTCCGCAATCCAAGAGCCGAGCTCGCTGGTGAGCTTTTCTGACCGTTTCTGCGCCTGCTTGGCAATGTCGAGCTTTGTCTGCGCCTCGCTCATGGCCTTTGTATGGATGGCCCTGTCTGCTACCGCGCTGGCCTTTTCGATGGCCGTCTTGTTCATGGCTGCCTCGACTGTTGCCTTGTCCGGCATCGCTCGGCCGGTCTCCTCCTGCAAATCCGCGATGCGACGGAGTTCCCGGTTGGCGTCCGCTGCCCGGTTGGCCGCCATGCTCTCCATGCGGTCATAAATGCCGAGGCCGAGGATGTTTCCGAGAATTGCCATGCGGTCCGCCTTGTCGGCCTGCAAAAAGAGGCCGTACTGGTCCTGCATGATAAGGCCGGTCGCTTTGAGCGTCAGACTGTCCATACCGATGGTGTTCTCGATGATTGCCTGCGTATCGCGGTATTTCTCCGCGCTGCGGTTCTGCCAGCTCTCGTCCACATACTCGGAGAGATTCAGCGTCGCCTTGCCGCTCTTTGTGCGGGTGCGGGTCACGCGGTACAGCTTGTCGCCGAGGTAAAACGTGAACTTGATGGAGCCGCTGCGGGCATCCGGGTCGTTGCAAATCCAGCCAGTGAGGTCGCCCTCCCGGGGCTCCTCGAAAAGGGCGTCCAGCATGGCGTCCATGAACAGGCTGGACTTGCCTGCGCCGTTCTCGCCGTTGATGGTTGCAAAGGAAATGCCGTCGTAGCTGAACAGTTCGTCGCGGTAGTTGCGGTAGTTCTTGACCTCTATTTCCACCGGCATAAACAAGCCGGTCGGGGTCTCAAGGCGGCCTTTTTCCATTGCCTCCGAGATAATCGGGCGGGCCAGCTCGATTATGCGCTGGGCGTCCTCCGGGCTCTTTTCCTTTTCGGCGAGGTACTCGGCGAGGTTCTGCTCCGGGCTGTTGTCGCCATGGAGCTCGTCGCGGTTCACGCTTGTCGTGATTTCCTCCGGCGTGATTTCGGAGACATAGAACACACCACCGTCATAGAGCCTTTTCTCAAGGACAGCTTTGTTGAAAGCCTTGTTTGTTTCGTCCGAACAGGTGTAGAGAACGCGGACGATTTTTCCCTTGAGGCGGTCAGGTACAACGACCCGCTCCGCGCTCAACATTGTGCAGACATCGTCCTCGTTGAGGCGGATGGTCTCGAACTCCCGGTAGGGCGTTTCGATGTACTCACTCCATGCCTCCCCGTCGTCGTCGATGTCGTGGATGTAAAAGCCTCGCGGCTGGCCCTCGTCGTTGAAGTTGAGGCCTGTAATGCTGCCGCAGTAGAACACCGCACGGCCTGCCTCCGGGAGCTGCTGCGGCCGGTGGATGTGGCCGAGTGCTACGAGGTCAAAGTCTGCAGCTTTCAGGGTGTCTGGGTAGATGACGGGCTCAAACTGTGCAAATAGCGCGGTCTGGCCGCTCTCCATGTTGCATCCCGGGACAGTGAAGTGCGTAGACAGGATGCTCGTCACACCGGGCTCGCACTGTGCTTTCAGGCCGAGAACGACCTTTGCCAGCTCGTCCGTGAACACCTGCGTTTCCTCCTCTCGAGAGAGGCCCGGGTGCGCTGCCCGGTGTACTCCACGGTCAAAGCCCGGAATGCAGGCCACATCTACGCGCTGCCCGTGGTAGGTGTGGATGTGGAGCACCTCCGGCTCCGTTACGACGCTGACCGAATCATCGCCGTAAAAAGCCGTCGTCAACATCTCGAACTGCTCCTCGCTGTCGTGGTTCGGAGTGCCACGCAGCACGACTGTCGTGGCAACGTTGGAAAGCCGCCGGATATGGTCGATGGCCGTCCGGCTCTCGCGGAGGCCTCTGTCCGACCACACACGGGCCTGATGGAAGATGTCGCCGGAAACAACGATAAGGTCCGGCCGGTGCTCCTCTGCGTACATCGCCTGAAAATCGAGACAGCGGCAGATGTCCTGAAAGCGGGCGTTCTGACCGTTGACCTCCGGCCCGGGGAAACTGCCGATGTGCCAGTCTCCGGTGTGCAATACTTTCAGCATCACATATCCTCCTTGAGCAGCTCCTTGATGATGTCGTCGAGCTTGCCGCGCCGCGCTGCATCTGCGCGAGACTTCGCGCCCTGAATATTCCGCATTTCATCTTCGGTCGGAACCTGCGCAGAGCCCTTGTGGCCGGAGCTGATGCTGAACGAAATGTAGTCCAGCGCGAGCTTTGCAAGTTCGGTGCGGTCCGGGCTGCGGAACGTCCCGATGGAGCGGCTGAATCGCGCGCCGTTCGTGATAAGGATGGTCGCGCAGAGCCGTGTTTCACGAGGGAGCGTTTCGCTCTCTTTGACCTCAAACATCACCACGTTGTCCGAATTGACGGCGACCATGCCGTCCTGCGAAAGAATCATCATAATCATTTCCTCCATGTATGGTTTCTCTGGCAGTCGCGGCAATAAGCCACTCCGCCGAAATGCTTGCGGCTGTACTCTGCTACGTCAAGGCCAATCTGCTTACCGCAGTCTGCGCAGAACTCGCTGTCGCCGTTCCGACCCTGCTGCCGGTCGCTCTGCGCGGGCCGCTGCTGGCGAGGCTGCTGCGCCGGTCTCTCGGGCGGCTGCTCCTGCTGGGGCTGCTCCTGACCGACCTCAAAATCCGGCTCCGGCTGCAAATAGCCGTCGTCGTCACATAGACCGTGTGGCTGGTTTTCGGGCGGCTGCCGTACAGGTCATTCGCCGCGCCAAACATAGACTTTACCGCCTCCTCACGGACGGTCGGATTGTCAAGGTTCGGGACGAGGTATGCCACAACAAAGGGCTTTCCGAACTCCTCGATAAGGTAACTGGACTTAATCTGCATCGCGGTGCGAAGGGCGCGGTTGAGAGCCTTGCTCTCGCACATCTCGCTGCGGAACTTCATAAATTCTGCCCGCTGCTTCTCTGTCATCCCGGCCGTCACATCATCCACCGCAATTTCCTTATGGGCGACGATGGTGACGTTCTCGCCGGTGAGCTGCGGGACGCTGATTCGGACCTCGTGCTTGACGTCCTTGTTGGGGCAGCCTCCGCAGCGAATCGGCCTTCCGATGCTGCGGTTGACCTCCGCGCACTTCTGGCAGGTGGACGGGACGACCGGGCGGCTGGAAAGAATCTTGATGCCTGCGGCCCGCATGAGCTTGGTGAGACCCTTTTTGGTGAGGGCGTACTTGGCCGGGGTCGCTTTGTGGACGTACCCCTTGCTGTCGCGCCACTCGTCCTTGGCTTTCTCCATCTCATAGATTTCGCCGTCATTGAGGTCGGTGCTGATTTTCACGGAGTTCATCACCGGCTTTTGGATGTCGGCAATCTCCGTCACGGTCTGCATCGGGACGAGGAGGTTGTACTGCGCGGGCGGGTACTGCTGCGCAATGGTGAGCGCAGCGTGTTTGTTTTGTTCGTTCATGGTTCACGCTCCTGTTGACTTTTGGTGTGGAGCGAGATACAATAGGCTTGTCCGACAAGAGGGTCGCGCTTTCGAGCGCGGCTCTTTTTTTATGCCTGTGTATCCGGCTCCTGCTGCTCTGCCGCTGCTGCGGCCTCCTGCTCGTCCAGCTCCTTGAGCAACTGGGTGATGGTCTTGCCCGTTTCCTTGCGGCAGCAGGTCGAGCCCATACCGACGCGACGGGCGGCCGCGCTGCGCAGCTTGCGCGAGCATCTGCCGCAGAGGCAGAAAAGGTTCTGTTCAGCCATGTGGTTCACCTCCTTTCAGTGGTCCTTGAGCATCTTGAAAAATGCGTTGTTGATGATGTGGAACGCCAGCAGGGTGACTCCCAGCACGATAAGCCACTCGCCTCCGAAAGCGTAGTAGCCGCGCGCTGCGTAACTGGCCGGGACCAGTGCCAGCGCGGCGATGAATCCGCAGATACCGGCCGCGAGGACCTCTGCAATCCAGATAGCCGCAATGAGCAATGCTCTGTGAATCTTCCAGTTCATTTACTGCTCCTTTCTCTTGAGGCTCTGCGCCGTCTCGAGGACTGCGCGGCTGTACTTGCTGCTGT